ATAATTTGGCACGATAAAACCGTTGGTTGGTTTCTAATTCGTACTCCTTTGCCAAATCGTCCTTATAAATCGGATGCACGGTTTGACCTTGTAAGACGTTCGGGGCGTCCAACGTTCCCAATCTCAACCATGCCGTCCCGTTGGCGTATTGCGCTTTGCTTACATTAAACCGGATATATGCGGCATTGCTTGGTATGTCAAATTCCGTATTTGTGGCGGGCGGTTCGCTTCCCCAATCGCCGATAATCTTTTTATTGCTATCGTAAAATGCGCCCCCGGCTTGCGGGGTGTAATTCTGAAACAATTTGCGGGGGTACACATTCCCAACCGGGACAAAAGTACGGGTATAATAGAAATATGTACTATTCCCGTTTATGTTCCCGGTTGTTTTAGTTATCGCCCCGTTCGCTAAAAACGCATTTACAAATGAATGTCTATAAATCGGGTTCATATCAATTTTTAATTTTACGTGTCAAATTCTTGTAAACCTCAATAACATTGCCGTTGCCATCAACATAACGACGGCGGCGGTTTTGCTCTTTAATCTCCCTTACATCGTCTTTCAAATCCCGCAAATCCGGTGCGTTATTTTGTTGAACCGTTACATTAATGCCGTCGGTATTGTAGGCATTAAGGTACTTTTGGGGGAATGTTCCCCGGTTCAAACTATTTATTACGTCCGGGATTAAACGACGGAAACGGCGGGAATTACGTTTATTGATAACGGCGAAAAATTCCCCGCCCTCGGCACGCCTCCGGGTTCCATCCGGTTTGGTTCCTAAATCCACGTCGTCCCCGGATTGGTGGGAACCGCCCGCCAACAATTCAACCGTACCATCGCCGTAACTTTCCGAACCCTCGGCGTTGGCTGATTTGGATAATTGGGCGGCTTTGATTTTGGCGGCGGCAAAGGAACCCCACATAATAGCGATTGCCGGGATTGCGAACGGGAACCCCAATTGCGACCAAATCAAAGCGGACGCCGTTACAAGGTTTCCGATTTGTTGGATTGTCTGTATTGCCTGTTGTGCCTTTTGCGCTTTCTGTTGCTCTTTCAACGCCTTTTCTTGGTTCCGCTTTGCCAAATCCAACTCCTTTTGTGCCATAACCACGTTTGAGGCATAACCGTTCGCCCGTGCTTCCCTTTCGGCGTCCAACGTGCGTTGTGCGCTTTCAACCTCTTTGTCGGCGGCATTTACGGCGGCTTCGGCGGCTTGCAATTTCGCATCTAAAAATACCTGTAATTGCTCCATTGCAAAGGATACGGACGTACTTATTGCCTCCTTTTGGTCGTCGTCCAAATTAAGCCCAAACAAACCGTAAATGTCTGTTCCTCGTTCCTCTCCTTTTGACTGCTCAATTTCTTGGTCAATCTTTTTTATTGTGTTTTGAATTGTTTGTACTTCAACATCTGACAATTTATTGGCTGCTTGCTCGTTCAATTCTAATACCTTTTGCAAACGTTCCTTTTCTGCCTGCAAACGGAATTGGGTTTTCCGGGCTTCTGAATTTCTTAATAAATCAAATTCAGATTGCGCCAACGCTTGTTGTTGGTCAAACATCATTAATTGCGTTTGCAAATATTCGTCGGCAATTGCGCTTCCCTTAACGTCAAATCCGGCATTAATTACCTCGGCGTCCTGCTGTTGTCCGGTCGGCTTTTGCTCATTCTGCAACAATGCTGTTTGTCTTTCATTCTCTAACAACTGCATACGCAATTGTCGTTCCTGCTCGCTTCCCTGCTTAACCGCTTGCAAACGTAATTCAATGCTTTCTTTCTGCAATGCCAATTCTTGCAACTGCCGTTCTTGCTCTATTTTCAACAACGCCTCTGTCTGCTGCTGTTCTAACGCCGTAATTGTTGCGTTTATCGCCTGCCGTCCGGTTTCGTTCAAATCCTTTTCGGTCTGTAATTGGTGTTGCAAATCCTCAATCTGTCGGGAATACTGATATTGCGTTTGCTGCCTACGCTTTGCCCATTCGTCGGTTTCCAACTGCAATTGTGCATCCTGCAATTTCCGGGTTGCCTCCAAATTCTTTTTATAAGCCGCTTCAATTTGCTTTGCTTGTTGTTCTGCTGCCTTTTCCGCATCGCTTTTACCCCTTGGCGTTACGGTTGGGTTCTGTGTCGTTACGGGCTTATTGTCTGTTTGTGGCGTCGGGGTATCTCCAACAGAAACCGGGATTGTTAACGGTTTTATTTTCTTTTGCATACCCTCCAAACCCTCTTGGAAATTTTCTGTTATGTCTTTAACTTGGGCTTTAACCAAATTTCCGTACGCTGCTGCATAATCTGCCAATCCTTTTTTTACGTCGTCAAAATCTAACGTAAACGCCCCCTTTAATGCGGTTCCGGTTGCTTTGACTATATCAATAAAGAATCCAAACAAATTTCCCAACGTATCAAATGTTGTTTTGAATCCGGCAACAATCCCATTCCAAATTGCACGTATCAAAACACTTTCATTGTATAACTCAATCAAGTAATTGACAACATCAATAACCCCTTTTATTATCGCCGTCAATCCTTGGTTAACAAAAACTTTTGCCTGCGTTGTCAACGTTTCAAAATTTCCTCCGGTTGCGTCAAACAATCCGGATAATGCGTTTTGCAACTCAATTTGGCTTTGCAATTGTTCCTCCTGCAATTGCGCCAAAACTCCGGCTTTCCCTTTTACTTCATCCATGTTTGTTGAAATATCTTTCAACGTGCGCAAATACTGCAATCCGGCGTCCTCTCCGGGACCCCCGAATATATCTGCAATTGCAGCCCCGACCGTTGCCGCATTATCCGGCAATTCTGCCAATTTTGCGGAAACGTCTTGTATAACATCGAACGTTGTTTTGGTTCCGGTCTGCAAATCTTTTTGAACTTGTTCCGACGAAATACCGATACCGTCCAAAGCCGCCGCCGTCGCCGTCGTCATTTCACGCAAACGCAAATTTGCCTCCTTAATTGCGTCAACGCCTTTGTCCGAAAAGATACCCATTTTGTTTGTTTGGGCTACAATCGCAACAAATTGGTCTGCTGATATTCCAGCCTCTTTGAAATATGCCGGGTATTCTTTCAACGTGTCTAAAAATTCCCCGTTCGCATCGGCTCCGGACAAAAAACCATCCTTAACCAACTGCAATGCCTCATTTGCAGAAATACCAAATTGTTTTGATAATGCGTTTGTTGCAATCAATGTTTCCCGGAAATCTGCGTTGAATGAATCGGCGACGGCTTGCACCTCATTTCTAAACGCTTTCAAATCATCGCCACTTTTCCCGGTAAATTGTTGCGTCAATCTCGTTGCCTCAACTAACCCGGCGTTATAATCGTACCACCATTTAAACGCCGCACCCGCCGCCGCAATTCCGGCAATCGCCAAAAAAACCGGGTTTGAAAGTAATCCCAACAAAGTTTTTCCCAATGCTTTTGCCCCGTCGCCAATAGCTGTAAAAACGGCTTTACTTTCAGCCCCGCCACGTCCTAACGCCAAAAGACTTTCGCCAAATGCGCTATTTAAACCTAACGTTTCTTTTAATTTGTCGCCATACGCAATAATTGCGTCGGACGCCTCCGTATAATTTCCGACGTTCAATTGAAATTTCCCGGTTGCTTCCTGCAAACGTTTCATTTCTTCGTATATTTCTTTGGTTTGTGCAACCAATTTTCGCCCCTCCTCGGTGTTTTCCCGTTCGGCTTTAGTCATGTTGTTTAAATAAATCTTATTCAATGAATATTGCGCCGATAAACGGTTATAACTACCCTCGGCGGATTGATTTATTTTCACAATCAGTTTATTAATTTGGTTCGCTTCCTGTTGTGCCAATTTTAACTCGGCTAACTTTTTGGCGTTCTCGCTTTCTGCAAACGCCAAATCACGTTGCGCACGTGCCAAACGTTCCGCATCGTCTGCGGCTTTCTTGGTTGTGTTCCTGCCGTCCTCGGTTGCCCCGGAAACCTTTTGCAGAACCGCCGCCAACTGAATTGCTTCCGCCCTAATATTTTTCAACGCATTTGTATATGCGTCTGAAAGTTCATCCAATTGCTTTATCAAATCAGTAATCGAATTATCGGGGCTTACCAAATCAGAATATTTAATTGGGTTGTTGTTATCTGCCATATATCCGACTATTTGTTTTTGTTATTTTCGGGCAATTTGCCCTACAATCAATTTTCTTTTCTCAAATGTATAATTTATCGTCTGAAAAATAAAACACCTTAAATCGCCTTATTTTGGCTTTTTCTGCTTGCTTTTTTCGCTTGCTCCTTAATGTATTCAAATGCGTTGTAATATTCCAAAACGGTAAACGATTTTGGGTTTACGTGCAAATGTTGGGACAACATCAAACACATATTTTCAAACTGCTTGTCGTATTGTATTTCCACGCTATCCGACCCGCTAAACGATTTGGGTTTTGTATAAGTCAACAACAACGTCGTAATATGGTCTATTTCTTCCCGTTTGTCGCTTTCGTCCCCCTTTATTATCGCATCCAACATTAACATCGTGCGTTGCTTCAATTGGTCGTAATACTCTTTAACCGTGGCGTCGTCGAATAGTTTAGGAAAATACAATTGCAATTCTTTATCTATTTTTTTTTTGACCGCTTCCAATTGGGCGGTCAACTCGGCGTTCGGCGCATCGGCGAATAAATCCAATACCTTTTGCAAACCGTCCGCCGTCATATCGTTGTATTCGGTTCCGTCCACTGACTTAACCAAACAGGCAAACGCCAAATACTTTGGCGATATGGCGGATTGGACGAAATAAACGTTTTGCCGCAAATTATCCAATTCCTTTTCCGCCAAATCCGGCTTTTCCTTTCGGATAAACCGGATTGCCTTTTCAATATGCGCATCCCAATCGTTCAAATCCGACCCAACCCCGGCGTCGATAAGCAACATTTTGTTATATGCGTGAAATCGCAAAATCGGCAATTCGTCGATACTGTCGTACAACACAACCGCCCGTTCCCCTATCTTTGTCGTTTTCATAAGAGTATGCGGGTTATGACTGTTGAACAAAACGGAACCAATAACAATGCCGGGTTCCCGGTGCATATAGCAAACAGGACGGACAAAACGACCCCCGCCCACCATGATAAGCAAAAGCCGCAATTGAACATCTTAACAAAAAAGTCGTTGCCGTGAACTTGGACGTACTCAATAACGCCCCACTTTTTTAACAGGGTCAACAGGAACGCCGCCACGGTTGCCACGACCAAAACCCAAATAATGAAAGTTACCATATCGTTAAATGTTACAAGGTTGATTAACTGACAATACACCCTCAAAGCGAAAACCGCCGAACGGGTGCATTAAAAATTGATTATCTATTTCGTCCAACGTAAACCCACGGTACACGTTTTCCGCCAACTCATAAATCCGGTTTATTACAATCGTCCCGTCTTTCAGCCAAAAACCGCCATTTAGGACGGTCAATATTTCGTTCTTCAATGCCTCGGTATTCCGGTTGTTGAGTTGACCGGGGTAAACCTTGCGCAAATCGAACCAAACAATAAGGGAAAACGGGGCTTTAATCTCGCTTTGCTCTTTGGGAACCCAACCGACCGTTTGCGGGTCGTCTATCCAAAAGAACGAAAAATTGCCAATATTGGCATCCGGGGAAACGTCGATATAATCATTGTCGCCTCTCCATTCCGTCCCGCCCGCATATACGTTCGGGGTATAATAGCGTTTGCCCTGTATCACTTTGGCGATACGTTGCGCCCGCCCAAATGCGACGTCCAACCAATCGACGTTATCCATTAACCCGGTTTGTATGTTCCCCAAAACCCGGTCGATTAAAACCGGGTTGGGAATTATAGGGGTTGTTCTCTTATTCGTTGCCATATAATACGTTTTTTGCTTTCTTCATTAAGTCCGGGAATATATATTGCCAAATCAACGCCGCAATATTTTCGTCCGTCAATCCCAATATTTGCCGCCCGTACTTTTTTATTAAGTCCTCCGTTTTGAAATCCGACGCTTTTATTTCAAACTGTTTGTCGCCGACTTCCAAAAAAAACGACGCTTCAAAATCCCCGGTATCCCGTAACGTTACCCGGTTTGTCGGTTGTCCCTTTTCCTCCTTTATGGCTATCGTCAACGGCGAATACGGGGCGTAATCCATAATATCCACGCCCAAACGGTTAATACCTTGTTCAAACAATTGTTCCTCGGCATTCATATCAACAATATAGGCGTCATTGTCCCAAATGATTTGTTGAATGTATGCGCCGGACGATAACCCGTTGTTGAACGTGGCAACCCGGTTGCGTAAATCCTGTATTGACTTTAACCCCGCCATAATCTTACGTTGTCCGGTATTTTACACCGTGGTTATTACAAGTAAGGCAAATACGGTCGATACCCTGCGTATCCAACCGCAACGCCTCGTATGCTTTTTTTAGGTCATAACCCAAACCGCCGGGGCGACCCTCAACGTTGCCGTCCAACTCGTAAAGAATTTCCATCCGGCTTGCGTTTACTTGGTTCCGGTTTACCTTAACATCGGGGTTCATTGCCAACGTGCGCAACATGATTGCGGCGACCTGTCGTTGGATAACCGTTTGGAAAATCTGCCTTTCCTTAATGATAAAATCCGTTAGGTCGCAACCAACGGTTATTTCGCAATTCAACCCGTAATTCTGCGTATTGGTGTACATCGTCAGCGCAATATCCCACAACTCCGGGTATTCATCGAATGTTTCCGGGGCGTTCATCATAAACGGGGATACCTGTAAATACTTTGTTATTTCCCGCCAACGCTCCAAATCGACGTAACCCGTACACGTTCCGCACGGCTCCCGGCTCCAATCCTTTGTCATGTTAATTGCCTGCATTCCGGCGGGCAAATCGTTTTGGTTGTAACAAAGGAACCACGACCCCCCGGCGTTGTTTCCGGTACTGATATACGGCAAATAACAATCTTTCAACGGGAACCACTGAAAACCGCCGTTTGTCTGCGTAAAATTCAAATCAAACGTCTTTATCGGGTCAATTTGGGACGAATGGAAAAGATACATACGAACAACCCCGGTTGCGCCCGTCATTTGCAACCCGATTTGCTCGATTTTCATTGTTACGCCCATAGAACGAACCGGGACAATTTCAAACCCGACTAATTTATGATTATTCGGCAACGTCGCCCGGATACGTCCCGCACCGTCAAAGAACGTGCGCCGCTCCAACAGGTTCTTTGTTTCCTTATCCAATCCCTTTATTTGCGTGAATGTTTGTACCATTTGCGCAATACCGTTACGGGTCAAACGCTCCAAATAATCGGAAATGAAATTGTACGGTTGCCAATAGGGGTTGCCGTAATCGTCGTTGTAATCGTCGTTAAAATCGCTTTCGGTCGGTTCCTCGTTTTGGTTGTCCCGTGTCGCAATCCAAACTTTGTTGTTGTGGCGAACCTTTGCCCCGGCTTTGTATTCCCTTATCATATTCCAAACCGGATATTGAAAAACGAAATCATCCGGGACGATTGCCCGGACATTATCCAAAGTAACAAGGGGGTGCGCACCTTGAAACGTCAAACCGCTTTCCGTCTGCGTTAAATTGTCGTCTATCGCCTTTGCCGGGTCGTATGATTGTTCCCACCCGACGACGTGCAATAATGCGTCCTGTATTTCTTTTAATCGGTACATCTGCGTTTGAAATAAATAAGGGGGCGGGGATAACCACCCCGTCCCCTCGGTTTAACAATTCGTTATGCTCCGGCGTTATGCGCTCGCACCTCCGGCGGGAAATTCCCCGGCGTTGGTTACATATACAGGCATACCCAACGGTTCGTTCGGATTGCGGGCGGCAATCTCGGCTTTGATAATCGGGTTTGCCACGGTATCCGGGTTGCTGTTGTAAGCAACCATATACGCCACGTCAACGGAAAATCCGAAATACTCCTTAACGGCGCACGTCAAATCGGCGGTTGCGGCGCCCATGATTGCGGACTGGTCGCCAACGGCGGTGTAATAGTGCGAACCAACGGGCAAATCAATGTACGGCAAACGTACAACGTCCCATTCGTGGAAATTCGCACGGGTGCGGCGCAATGCCTCACGGTCAACACGGGTAAGGATACCAACATTACCGTCAGCAACGGCAAACATGGTTCCCATTTTGCCCGCTTCGTCGGTTACGTTGTTCGTGTAGTGCAAAACCTTGTTGTCGTACTCCATGCGCTTGTTTACGTCGTTGTAAACGCCATGTTGCGCAAGTTTACGGATAAGGCTATCAACCCCGGCGTTGGCGATAATGTGGATATATTCCGGGTAACAGTTAGCCCGCATAATCGGGTTAATATCGCCCAAAATCTCGGTCGCCATTTGGGTTGGAACCTGTACCACGTTGCCCGCCTGCGTGTAGTTAAGCAACGTTTTGAACACCTGTGTTTTGTTTGCCTCCAATGCGGCAACGGCTCCGACGTCCAATTTGTCCGCCAAAGCCCGGCACGTCTTTTCCATTTTGCGCAAAAAGTCGTGTTCGTAGGAAATTTCGTTGTTCATGTATGCGGCGGGAACCATTGTAAAGCCAATGGCATAAGTCGCCCAAACAACCGTTACCAATGCGGACGTATTTTCATCGTCAGCGATAACGCACGAACGGACATTGCTAACCTGTACATCGCCGTCGTAATTGATAACGGGTACTTGTACCGTGTTACCAATGGACGCAAACGCACGGTCACGCAAATTGGGGTTAATGATTGAGGACGGGGCGTTGGTTTGCTCAATGAAAAAATCCAATGCGCCATACTCACACGGGCGGGTCATATTACGGTCTAATTCCGGGTTTTCAATCCGCCAATTCTGCAATCTTGTCGCTACTAATGACATAATGTTAAAAATTTAATTGTTATTAAATGCGGGTTTACCCTTTACCCGTGATTGTTTACTTTTCCGGCAATGCGGCAATATTGTTGTCCTGCCATGCCTGTTTCATTGCGGCGTCGAACTTTTCGGAACCCGCCGTTAAACCCTGCGCCATAAGGTTTGCGGCGATTGCTTCGTAAGCCTCGACACGGGTTTTTGCGCCCGTTATGTCAATGGTTGTTCCGCCACCACCGCCGGAACCGCCCGCCGGGGGAACCGTTCCGCCGCCTCCGGCTTGGCGTCCCTTATCCAAAATACCCATTGTTTCCAATTCCTTTGCCAACAGGTCGCCGGGGGTGTACGGGTTCAACTGATTGTTCGGGTTACGCATAATTGCGCCGCTTTCGTCCTTAAAAGCAAGGATTTTACCGCCTTTTCCGTCGTCGATATATTCGGGGTTCATACCCTTAATTTTGTCGATTGCTTGCGCTAACAAAACCTTTGTTGCGCTTTCGGGCAATCCCGGTTTGAATTTCAACCCGGCGGTTGCGGTCTGCAATGCACCCTCGATACGAACGCCGAACAACTCCGTTTGGAATTTCTTTTCGGCTTCATCGTACTTGCTTTTGAGGTCGTTAAACTGCGTTGTTACCGCCGTTAAATCGGCTTTCGCCTGTTTCAACGCCTTTGCCGTTTCCGCATCGGTCGCACCGTCGGCAATTGCCTTTTCCAAACGTGCCTTTTCTTTCGTCAGACTGTCGATTTGGGTTTGCAATGCGCTTGCGCTTTCCGCTTTGGTTTTGAACTCGGCGACCACACGTTTTGCGTAATCAAACGTCTTTTCGGTTCCGTTCTTTGCGATACCGGACGCCGCCAAAATATCGGCATCCAATCCGCCGTAAATTTCGCCCGTCTTTTTGGCGATAACGCTATTTTCGTCGTTGGCGGACAATGTTGTAATTGCCGCAATTTGTTCGTCGGTTAATCCGGCTAATGCCGCATTTGCAACTAAAATTTCTCTCGTTAACATAATTCTTCCCCTTTGAATTAATTAAGTGCGATTGCTGTTACTGTTCCGCTGTTTGCGTTAATAATATCAATTGTGTATTTTGGCGCATCCCCGGTTGTGTCAACCAACCAACTAACAACACGTGCATGGCTGATTTTCTTTTCAACCTCTTTTGTTACCAAAATCACATCGGTAATTGTTCCGCCCTCAATACATTCAATCAACTTTTTCTTTGTTGCGCCATCCAATGCGGCGGCGGTTGTTGTTACTTCAATAACCAAATTGTCTTGCTGTGCAATCTGTGCCATAATCGTATTTTTTAATTGTTTAATACTCTGTTACTTTTTCGCTCCGGGTTTGTCCTCGGCTTTGGTTTCTTTGGCGGGTTCCGCCGGGATAACTCCCGCCGCTTTCAATTCCTCCAAAATTTCAGCCTTTAACGCCGCTTTTTCCTCGGCTTTGGCTTTCGCCTCGGCTTCTGCCTTTGCCTTTGCATCGGCGGCGGCTTTTTCCTCGGCGGCTTTCTGCTGTGCGGCGGTTCGTGCCGCTTTTTCCTCGGCTTGCGCCTTGACGTACTCGTTGGGGTCGTGCAATACGGTAATCGTGTAACCCTGTTTTTTCAGTGCGTCCAAAATGCCATTTTCAAAGGACTTTTTGCCGAACTTTTGGATACGGGGAACGGATAAGCGTTTGCCCGTTTCACTGTCAAACTTGCGTACCTCAATAACGCAATGATACAAATGTTGTTCATTACTCGGTACAATGTAGTTTTCGGGGGTGACGTCGGTAATTGCGACGTCCTTTGTTTTACCCTCGGTTGCTGTTTTCACTCGCATACTCGTTAAATTTACTTGTTATTACTGAAATCTTTTGGTCGAATGGTATTTGCGTTCCAAACTCCAAAATGTTTGTATTCTCCCGTTCAAACCTGCGGACAAAGTTAGCGAAATTCAACTTTATACGCAATTCATTCTCCGGGACTAAGTTACGCCCGTACAAATCCAATACCTCGTTCCGGGTCAAATGGCGGTACGGCTCCAACTCTGCCAATATCAACATACGTTGCAATTGGGTTGGGTTGTTCCGGTACTCCGTTTCGATAATCCGATTTTGTAGGGCGTCCAATTCTGCCTCACTTGCGCCGCTTTCCTTTGCCAACTTGTAACGGTTCCGCAACTCGCTTGCGTCGTACAAATAGAACTCCGTGCCGTAATTGACTTTTGCAGATACGAACATATTGCCGTATCGCAATCGGCAAACCGTTTCATCGACGAACTGTTGGGCGGCTTCAAAGCCTTTTTTCACTCGGTTTAATACCGTGCTTTGGCTCTCAAATGCGGCTTTAACCTGTTGTTCGTTGAATGCCTCCCGTTGGGTTACTTCCTCGTTTTGTCCGACGACGGCGGTAATAATGTTTTCCCGCAATCGCTTTTCTTCCTCAACGTTATAATCCAAACTTGTACGGTCAACGGTCAACATTTGTACCGGGTTCCGCAAATCGGGTTGTTTGTCCCCGTCCGGTATCGGTATTTCAACAAAGGAACCCGCCCCGGTAATCCGTTTGTCGCCGCACTTGGGGCAACGCATCAATAACCCGGCTTGGTCTAACCTGTAATACCCTTGTTTGTCTTTCAAAAATCCACCGTCGCAATAATCGCCGTTTTCGGCGTTTGTAAAATCGCACGATTGTTCGTAACCGGAATATATCGGGTACGCCCCGTACATATCCAAATGCCGCTTCGATATATGGAAAAACAAAAACCAATCCAACGCCTCCAATTCTTTTGTTAGCGGGGATTGTTTAACGTCCGGTTCTCGCAAATTCATTGGCTCGTTCCAAAAGAAACGGGCGGGGCAATAGCGCAAATCGTGTGGGTTATCAACCAATAATTCGCCTATGTTGCCGCCGTCGTCCTCTGCAAATACTCTGTATCGTTCATCGTCAATAACTGCAATACGTTTATCGGGTTGGCGGAAAATTATCCAATCCATAACCCCGGTTGTCCGGTTTGCCTCAAAGGTTATGACGCTTTCGATAGGTAGCCAATAAAAATACGGGGTCGGGTATCGGTCGGCGGGGTTTTGCTCGGCGGGCAAATCAACTATTAAGACGCTGTTTATTTCCGTCTTGAAAAACTCCCAACCTTTTGTATTCCAAATTTCCGGCTCCTTTAATACATCTTGGCGGTAATACTCCCAATCGTCCCGTTGTTCCGTGTTTTGAAATTGATAGTTGAACGCCGGGTTACGACCGTCGAAAATACGGCTTAACTTATCAAAACAAATGCCCGTTACCTCGTTGGTACGAACGGGGTAACGGAACAATGTTTTGAAGATTTTGAATTTATCGTGCGGGATAAGATTTTGAACCCATGCCAAAAAATCGGTCGTGGGTAAACACATTAAGGGCGTTACGTTGGTTTGGGCGTGAAATTTAATGCGGTTTTGGTGTATGACCGCTTTATTTATCGTCGCCTTTTTCCTCGGTTCCGTTATTTCCTTTCGTATGCGTTTTATATCTAATCCCATTTTCTTTGCTAAATTCAAAAGGTGTTTTTTCGGGCAACTGCCAACCGCCATTGTTAGGCATCCGCAACAGGCGTTCGGCGTGGTTAATCTCAAATTCTTCGGTCGTGTTAAGGGTCGGACACTCCAACACGACCTTTGTAACTTTCGCCGTCATTACGCTTATGCGGTTTTCAAATCCGTAAGCGGGTTAAACGCCGGGGCAACAATCGCCAAATCGTCCGACCAATTCGGCAAAAACGACCATTGTATTGCGTTGCTGTCCGGGGCTTCCAATCCGCCCAACGTCTTATCGCCGATAAACAACGAACGTATCGGTATCGGGTAATATGTACCGTCTGTACTCCCCTTGATTGCGCCGATTGCGCCGTTTTCGTCGAAAATGAAGATACCCAAATTGTCGCCCCAACTTTCGCATTGCATTTCTTTTAATGCCTTGATAACCTCCTGCGGGGCTTTGCGGATAACTCCGGTAAACGGGGTTGGTTCACGTCCAATAATCTCTTCGACGCCTCCTAACGTTTCGTTACCGCCTCCAAAGGTGCGGGCGGCTCCCGCCTCGGCGGTCGGGGCTTGGATATACGGCGAAACAACTATTTTCGTGCTATCCGCCGCCGATAACAGGGGCGTCCATGACGCTAACGCCGTAATCGCTTTTTCACTCGTAAAACTGTTTTTGCTTCCGTCGTCTTTCATAAGACGTTGAAAAGCCACTTTCTGAACCTGTCCGAAACTTTCCGGACACGTAATTGCGGGTACATCGGGCAACGCCGCCCCCGCCGGACATTTACAAATCATACTTCTTTGTTTTTAACGTTAAAAATATTGTTACTTTCTCCGGGGCTGTCCCTTTGCCCCCTTGTTTCGGTTACAAAGTTATAAACTTTTTCCCGGATAATCTTGCATATCTCAAAAATATTGCTAATTGCGTCGTCTTACGCCTCGGTTTGCGTGTGCGTATGGCTGTATATTGCCGTCCACAATCTCCTTTTCATATATTCCGGTCAATCCGTCCTCCGGGTCGTCGTGCGTATTGGCTCCGAAATTGCGCAAAAATCCGGTTACATGGTCGTAAACGGCTTTGAACCGGGTTTCCCAACCGAACGGCATAATTATATGTTGATTAACCATTGCGGACGCTGTTATTATCCGGCTTTCCTTGTTGCCCCCTTGATAAAACGGGTCTGTAATCGCCCGGACTTTCTTTTTAATAACCTTTTCATAACCCGCACCGCCGTTGTTGCTCTCAACCCACGCTTTTTGCGTCCCGTTACGGTTAATCATCGCCGGGACGGTTACGGTTGTAACGTCCGTATTTTCGTCCGTCATTTCCATATCTGTAATAAGGGCAAACAATATCGGCTCCATGCGCTTTGTTTTCTCGTTGAAAAACATATTGTCGGACTTATACACGTCATACGTTGCGGCAAACAACAGGTCGTCGCCCTCATCGGCAACGTCAATGTATGCGCCGGAACGAATGTACGTGCCGTAATCGGATTTTTCGACCCACGTTTTGAAAGGTTGGTACAATCGACCCTCGGCGGAACCGGGGTTGCCTTGATAGAGGCATTGAAATTGCACCGGGTCTAATGCTTTTTGCGCTTCCAACTTTTGCTTACTGTGTCGGCTTTCCCATAATGCCGCCCCCGGTTCCCGTGGGTCTATCTCGGTCGGTTCCCCGGTTTTCAGCCCCTCAAAGTTTATGCGTACCCACGCCCCCGGCGTTACGTCCTCCAAATCCGCCCAACACTTAACATCAATAATCGTTTCGCCGCTCTTTTCAATGCGCCCTATCAAATCGTCGTCGTGCCAACGGGTAAATACAATCAATTCTTGACTATCGTTGTGTAAACGGGTGCGCACAACGGTCGTGTACCATTTCCACGCCGCCGCCCGTACTATCGGGCTGTTACCCTCGGCGTAATCCTTATACACGTCGTCCAATATCGAAACGTCCACGGTTTTAGACGTCAGCGAACCGCCACGACCGACGACACGCAACGACCCCTTACGCCCTACCATTTCGATAACATCGGAATTGCGCAAATAGGTATTAGCCATTGTTACGACGTTTGACCCATTTAAGTACGTGCCGGGGAATAATTCACGATACCGGGGCGTGTCGATTATTCGTTGAACGTCCCGGTTAAAATCCCGTGCGATTGTCGCCGCATACGAACCGATACATATTTTGCGGTCGGGGTTTAACCCCAACATAAATGCGGGTAATTTCCGACTTGACCCCTCCGATTTGCCATGTTGCGGCGGCTGTTGTACAATCATCTTTCGTATTTTGCCATGCGCAAACATATCCAACAGGGTATAATATACGACGTGGAACGGCTCTAATACTAAATCCGGTTGCATATACCGGGCAAAGTTGATAAGGCGTTTACGGGCGGCGGCTTTAACAAGCAAATCCGGTTGTTGCCGGATTGCGTCGTACATCTGTAATAATTGTTCGTTGTTCATTGCTTTGCTCCTTTCTCCCATTTAGAACACGCCCGGCGACCTCGGACAATGTAATATTGATAATGCGGGCAACGTAAACAAATCGGGTTCCCGTTTAAATCCCGGTGTCTATGGTCGTCCGTTATCCATTCCGAAAAACGGCACGTGTCGCAAATCTCGGTTTGCCATTCCGGTTGCTTGGTTCCCGGACGGGGTGCGGTTACTCTCTTTGCCATTATTGCGCCCCTCCTTTCTCCAACAATGCCTTTTGATATTCGGCGGATTGCAGTTTATCAGCCAACGCAAACAACATATCGTCCGGGATTGCCTTAACGTCGTACTTTGGTTTATCGTCGTCGGTCGTGGCGTTATATCCGGGTATCTCAATTTTAACGGGTGCGTCAAATCCTAACATCTTTGCCCGGCGTTGCTGAATGTTCAAAAGCAAATCCAAAAACCGGGGGTTTCCGGCGGACGTTTCAGTTGCGGTTTCATTGTACCCGTAATATTCCGGGTCGCCGTCCTCGGCATCGGTTTTGATTGGTCGCCCTTTGTTGGTTTTCTCTTTGGTACGCATCTTTCCGGTTTTCGACGCCTCCCACGCCTCCCATGCTTGTTGCTCCATCTTATCCAATTTGCGCAATTCTTGTGTAACGTATTCGTCGATATTATCCAACCGTTCCCGTTTCCACTCAATAAGGCATTGTTGCAAATCGTAATAAACCATTTGAAAGGTTATTGTATAACCCATTCCACGCGCGGACAAATCCCGGTTCAATGCGTCCGCAATTTCCCGGTACGAATACCCACGCAAAAACAAATCGGAACAAAACCGAATGTCGTAAATTCGTTGTTCCTCGGAACGTTTATTATAGCCTAATGGCTTCTTTCTCTTTTTCATAGTCAAATCTCCTTTGCTGTCAAATCGTACTCCCATACATAGCCGCCCGCCGTTTTATATACTCCTTTACAACATCGGGTAATCGTTATATTTTTTATTCCCGTTTTTCTTTCCGCTTCCCTTATGGATTTATACCGGGCAATTTCGTTTCCGGCTTTTGAACGTTGTATTACAGCTTTAGCAATTTTATTATGTTTGCCGTTATATGTATTATTATACTGATTATCGCACCACTCCAAATTATTGGCATTATTATTAAACTTGTTTTCGTCCTTATGATTTATTTGTTTCCAATTATTTGGATTTGGAATAAATTCCATTGCAACTAATCTATGTACCATTAATGCAGTTAGTTTGCCGGACTTATATAACCTTACCTGCAAATAGCCCTTACCGCTTACTGTTGGCTTTAGCAACTTACTTTTTCCAGTTCTTCCATAATTGAGGCTTTTTACATTACCATAATTGGATATTTGGTAATTCTCAAAACCGGATATATCTTTCCAAACTTCCATATCTTTTTTTTGCAAAGATAATAAATGTTTTTCGTTTGCAAGTTATTTTCGGGGAATTTCCATTTTAAGAGGCTTTTGTTATTAACTCAATACTTTTATCGTCTTAATGGTTATCTTTCAACCACGGGGCAAATTTACGGCTTTTCCGGTGCATTGCCAAACGTTTGTACTCTCATGTATATAAACGGCAAAACCCCGGCTTTGTTTTCCGGGGCTTATTGCCTATTGTCCTATACCGTTTTCGTATCTCCCATTTGAGCAACGAAAATAATGTTGCGTTCCACGGGGGTTGGTGTATTCCGTTCCCCCTTTTATCATCTTCAACGCCAAACATACCGGGGCGGGTTTCCCATTAACCGGAAATTCCGGGTTGAAATATCGACACGTCCCGCATCTCTTTTCGGGCTTCGATTGTCCGGGGCAATTACTCTTTCCCATTGTTGCCCCCTTTCCTTTTGTTCTTTGCCCGGCGTTTATCCCGTGGGTTCCTTTTCGGCATTTCGACCCGGTGTATTTCTACTTTGGAACCGGGGAACATCTTGCCGAAAAATTCCGCCATTGCTTGCACCTCCTTTGGGACGTCGAACGCCTCCGGCTTCTTATGCTCCGGGCAAATCCCCCGAACCGGGCAATTGTCGCAATCCTCATTCCGCACAACCTCGCCCGGCTTATCGGCTTCTTTGAACCCGTGCCAATTGTCCCTCCGTGCGGACGCTTCGGCGAAATTCTCCATTGCTTCAACTGCTACTTCCGCCAATATGTAATCCGGGGTATCGTTAAAATGCGCCTCCAAAGAATTACGGTTGATAACCTCGGCAATCTCTTTCAAAAATTTTTCTCTTTTGTTCATCGCTTTATTGATTTTTGGGTTTGTACTCTTGGCACGGCATAACGCCGCACGATTGTTCGCATTTGAACGCCTCGCAATAACCGTTCCCGTTGACATCCTCGTTTGTAAAGTTGGCGCAATTCCCGCATCCCTTATCGCCGGGTTCTTTCGGTACGCTTACGCCTTTCGGCTCAAACTCCCGGTTAAACTCTCTTTCCGGGCGGGTTGTCAATCGTCCGTCCGGTTCCCGGACAATGTAGTACGTTTCCGGGGCGTCAATGAAAATGCCGTTGCCGTCCGGGAACGAATAAACCGCCCGCCCGTTTGGGGTTCTCGGTATCGTCATGGTTCCGCCTCCGGTAAATCTCAACAGGTCGTCCAAATTGTCCCGGCGTACCTGTATTGCGTCAACTTCTAACAACGTGCGGCAATATCGGGTTCCCGCCGTGGCGTCCGGCTCAACTAACCGGGTGCGGATTTGTTCCGGGTATTCCGTCGGGTCGTACTCGACGTTGAAAACAACGGCGGCGTCTAACGTGTGGGTAACTAACAAGCGTTTCCCCAATCGTCCGGCGACTGCCTGTTTTAGTGCTTCAATTGCGTTTCCCTGTATCTCGGTTGTGTCAACCGTGATTTCGTAACGGTCGGGTTTTTCCTCGACCTCCGGTTGGCTTTTGGCAATATCGCCAATCATAACCAACAATTCCGCATCAAACGGGTTTAACTTACTTTCTGTCATGCTCTAATTTTTTATTCGTTCTTACTGTTTTCGGATATGCCAACCGCCAAAATATCGTTTTTCGGTCGGTTCTGTTGTACTTATCGCATTGCCTACCTATTCCGGGGCAATCTTCCCTTTGGATTTTGCAGCGAACGCAACGTTGCGTAAATATTGCGGGGTTGTTGTTGGCTAATCGTGCATCCGCCGCCGTCCATATCTCGGCAATCAATACCATACCCCGGTAAACGCAACGTTCGCCGGGGTTGTACTCTCTGTTTGGGTCGAACGGTTCGGGTTGCTTAACTCTCATTCTTTGCCCGCTTCGTTTACATAGTCAAACAATGCGTCCAAATCGTCCTTTGCGCCTTTTACGCAAATTCGTACCTTATCGCCCCCGGCTAATGCGGTTTCGACAATCTCACAATTATACCGGGGGGCGTTTATCTGTATCATTGCCGCCGTGGTATTCGTTACAAACTCGTTTCTTTCTGCCATGCTCTCGGATTTTTGAAGTAAATTAAATGCCTCCGTTGGTTCGTTCTCGCTTTGACACGCCCCCAACAAAAGCGTTGCCAAAGATAACAATAAAATCTTTGCTTTCATCGTTTTACCTTTCTTTTAATCCATATAAACCGTATGCCAATGCCGACAAACAATATTTTCGCCTCAATATCAACATAACGGTCGTAACCGTTTATTGCATCAATGGATACCCCAAATTGCCAACTATGATATTGCCAATACTCACGGGCGTAAACATAGACGCCGACCCGTCCGATATGAAACCCAATTTGCGCCGTATGTACGTCGCCATTGTTGCGGATAATTCCAACCTGTTTTTTACTCATATCTCCAAATATATTTTTTATAATGTTTTAAACGTCCCTTACAGCAACTAATAATATTTCCATGATTAAAACCGCATCTTTGCGCATCATGTATGCAATCCCATTTCTTTATAAAATTACCCTCTAAATCATATTGATAAACGGGTTTTGCATTGTGATTATCTTTTCCGGTTTTCTTAAACCATGTATTTACTTTCTTCATGGTTTCACGTTTATTATTAATTGCTTTTTGATAATTCAAATTTTGCTTTCTCGTACACCAACGTAAATTAGTCGCATCGTTATTGGCTCGGTTGCCGTCGATATGGTCTATTTCCGGCAAATTGTCCGGGTTCGGAATAAAAGCCGCCGCAACTAATCTATGAACGAAATATGTTTTGTTTTTACCATTATCTGATAGTATTACCCGCATATATCCGTTTTTACTAATAGATTGCTTTCGTATCGCACTTTTACCCGTTCCCCGATAATTTACAGACTTTATATTACCTTTGTCTGAAACTTCATAATTAGCGTTTATAAACTTCCAATTTTCCATCTTTTTTTTTGCAAAGATAATATTAAACCATAATACAACAAACTAATACGTTTCTTTTATTTTATTGTATGCCTCTTTATCCAATACCATAACTTTAGGATATTCGACAATACAACCTTTTGTATATACGAGATTATAGATACCCAATTGCCCCTTAACCGGAAATTCAATAACCCGGCGGGGGTTGCGCATCAACCACCCGTACCCCTTTGTTATTCTCGCCCTCTTTTCCTTTGGAATCCGGGTGTTTTCCCAATCCTCCGGCGTAAACTCTTTTATCGGCTTTACGTCGTACAATTCAACCAATCCCAAAGTAACGCCGCTTTCCATTCCCGGATAAACCGGGGACGCTGCGGAACATATCAGCACGTCGCCACGGTATGACGTGTTTTTGCTCCGAACTTCAATTGTCTTTTTCCCGTAAACAATACCGTTTTCGTCCTTGTACGCCTCCGTTACCAAATCATTTGCGTATGGCTGTTTTACGGTCAACGCACGCCAACGGTCGTGTTTTTCCGGGTTGTAATCCTTATTGCTGTACTGCATATTTACTTTTTATTTTCGGGTTCCTCGGTTTCGTCGTCGGGTTCCGGGTAATGGATAAATCCAATTTGCCGGACGTTTTGGATTGGCTCGTAAATGATAACGACAACATCGCCGTCCGTCCTTACTCCGACCAATCGGCAATCGGCGGGAACCTCAACCCGTATTTCACTTTTCATTGTTAAACAAATCCCAATTAACAGGGACACAATACCCCGGCAATTCTCCCCGGTCAATCCCCAGCGGATTAACAATACTATCTTTCCAATAGATACGGGGTTGTTCCGGGCGTCCCTCCCAATGTTCCGTAATTGTGTCGTAAATCAATCGTATTTCCCGTTTCGGATATTTGCCGCCGCTCTGCAACCCGATTTTATACAGGTCAACGAACGGATACGACAATTTGATTATCCCAATTGCCCGGTCGTACATTCCCGGCGGGATTGGCTCCACGCTTGCAAAGGTGCGGAACCCGTGGCGTTTTGCCCGTGCCAACACATTAACCCGCATCATATTTGGGTCGGCGTTCGGCTCCAATTCGTCGCAACCTGTCAACGTTGCGCCCAAAGCGATACGGGACACGTCCCAACCCTCGGACGCCTCGGCAAAATCAATGAAGCGGTTCAACCCCTCGGCGCATTTGCTCAATATCTTAACCGGGACGCCGTGGCGTTGGCATACGCCGACCGCTTGACGGGTCAACCGTTCCGTTTCCGGCAACAACGGGTCGGTCGTGAACGAAAAGAATAACCCCGTTTTCTGCAATTCCTCCTTATGCGCCAACAATTCGTTTTTGAAAATATCCAAAGCGTATGGATATTCCCGCAACGTCTTTTTCAACTCCGGGCGACTGCCTCCCAATACCTTTGCGCCACGACCTTTGCGCAAATAACAGTAAGTACAACCGTTGGAACAACCGACAAAGAAATTGGCGGCGTTCTCGGCGTATTCCCCGGCTTTACCTTTTGGGCTGTAAATAACCCGTCCGTTTATCGCTCCCATATCGTCAACGGCTTAAAATGGTAAATCGTCGTTTCCGTCGGGGGCGGGTGCATCCGGCACGGGCGGCGGCGGTACTTGCGCCCCGGCTCCGGTCGCTTTCGGGGTCAACATTTCCATATCGGTTGCGACTATCTCGGTAACATACCGTTTGACGCCTTGCGCATCGTCATAACTCCGGGTTCTCAATTCGCCCTCAATATACAGTTTGTCGCCCTTTTTGACGTACTGATTGGCGACCTTTGCCAACCCGTTTTGCAATACGACGTTATGCCATTCGGTACGCTCCGGGATTTGCCGCCCGTCCTTTGTGGTATAACCTCGTTTCGTGGTTGCCAACGAAAAGGTCGCCACGCAACCCCCGTTGTCGAACTCCCTAAAATCCGGGGCTTTCCCGGTATGTCCCATCAAAATAACCTTGTTTACACTCATACAAAAAACGCTTTAATTATCCAAACAATGATACTATACAACGCCCACATATAAGACGCAACCGTTAACGTCACGAACGTGTATAACGCAATTTTATATCCGGTTTTTGATTTTATTTTCATGTCACTTGAATTTTACGCAATCCAACAAATATTGTTTCTTATTGTCCGACCATCCGGCGGCATGGTTTATCGCTTTTCGGTCGTCGTCGTGTACGAACTCACAAACCCAACCGCCGACGCTTGATTTTTGAACTAATCGAACCAATTTACCAACAATGAAAGAACGCAATTTGTAATAACCTGAATTTTCGCCAACAAACAAAACCCGTCTTTCTGCATTTATTTCGGGCAGATTTTCGATTTGCGGGCGTTTCTCCCTTTCCGGGTACCTTTGTACCCTTTTAAAATCATTTTGGATTGAACGGCGGGAAATTGCCCCGTAATCGGGTTGCCTCTTTTTGGTTCTCATTTTTTATATCTCCATTTATAACCCTTATGCAAATTTCCTTTCCCTTTACATACCTTACAAATTGCCGTTGCCGAAAAATTGCCTTTTCGGGCGGCTTCCTGTATGCTAACAAACACATTTACAACAATACCGTTTTTTATTTGCTCAACCGCTTTTTCGTGGTGCGGGTTCGCTTTTTTTCCAATCCATTTAGATTTTGTTATTGGGTTATTCTGATTTTCTTTAACCGTAACCCAACGCAAATTATCTGCATGGTTATTGGCTCGGTTGCCGTCGATATGGTCGATACATGGTTTGTTTTCCGGGTTCGGAATGAAAGCCGCCGCAACTAATCTATGAACACGGAACATTTTCCCGGTTCCATTTTTCCATAAATTAATTATTTTATATCCTTTCAAATATCCGCCTTTCATTAGAAACGCATCCTTTTTTAAGGAACGAACATTGCCATAATTAGAAATTTGATAATGTCCTTTGTAACCCTCAATATCTTTCCAAATTTGCATACTCATTTTTCATTAATTCAATCATTATCATATTGCCGGAATATATACGCATTTTCGTTTTATCCCCATTCTCCCAACATGAATGATGTTCAAAACATAGTATATTTATATTTCTTGCATCATGCGCCATTTCGGGAAACGCTCCACGGGTCAATATATGCGAACAATAAATGGCGGAATAATTCCGTAACGGCTTTAAACATTCCTCGCATCGGTGTGGCTTATGCTCCCAAACCCAACGAAAAAAGCGTTCATTTGCCGCCATGATATTTGCGCCCCGTCCCGTAATACAATGCCCGAACAATTCCCGTTGTATCTCAACCCTCAAACGAATATCCATTGTAAACCGCTTGTAATCCAATAGGGGGCAAAACCCCCTATCGGTTACAAATTGGTATTCTTCCCGGTCTGTTAGCAATATCGGCTCCATTGCTTACATATCCGCCGTTTCGTCCTCCGGGTCGTCCTCGTTAGCCGGGTCGCCGACCTCCGGGAACAATCCGCCCTCCTTTTCCGGTTCTGCGACCAAACCCGGTGCGGGTTCGCCATCAGCCCCGAACAACTCCAATTGCGCCTTTTTCCCCTTGAAAAGAAATGCGTAAACCTCGTTTTCAATGTCGGCGGCAATTTCTTCTAATTCTTCCTCAAACCCGAACGTTTCCGTATTGAATTTAAGGCGGGGGGAATTGATAGCGGTTTTTTGATTGTTTGACACGGTAAATAACCCGGTTAAAACAACCCCTACGTTATCGTCTTGACCGGAAAAGGACACGCCCCGAACCTCTATGTTTTTCAACATTTCGTCGGCAAAATCCCGTGATAACTCGCTTTGCTTTTTGGTTGCTTTGAAATCGGACGTTTCAACCATTGAAAGAAAGGACGTAATATTAAAAATCCGTCCCATGATTGGGCGCAAACGGTCGAAACAATCCCGCAAATCCGGGTGTATGTCCTTTGCACTTTCGACGTGGTATTTGTTCGTGTAACTCTCATTACCGATTGTTTCGGTAACTTCATAATGTACGTCTAACCCGCCGTCCTTTAATGTCTTGACTTTCGACAATGCAAACGCCTTTTCGCTTGGTATCAACATAACGTTTGCGGCTTTTTTTTCTTCGCTCATTTTTTAATTATTTGATTGTTACCGGGAATACGCCCGGAACGGTTTTATAACTTAAAATTCTGTTTCGTCCAATAATTCCTGTGTCTTACTATTCGACGGAACCGCCGGACGTTCCGGTTCCGGGGTTGGTTCCGGGACGGGTTCCCCGGTTCCGATTGGTTCCGTTACCGGGTTGGGGTCGTGGAACTCAATATTGCGCCCGCCTTTGGGCTTTTCCGGCTCAAATTGGGCTTTGAGTTGTTCCGCCGGGTATTCCTTTTGCGCTAACTCAATAATCCCCAAATTAACCAATTCCGGGACGCAACGGCGCAACGCCCTTATGTCCTCTAATGCGTCATGCGCCGGGAATGTTTCGCCGGGGAATAACTTACTATATAATTCCTCTAATTTGGGATATTTTCCCGGTCGCCCGTTTGAATACAATGCGCCGACAAACTTAATTGTTTTCATCATTGTATCAATGCGTTTACCCTTATGTAATGCGTCCTCAACATGTGCGTCGTAATATTCCCGTCCACAATAGCGCAAAACGTTTGCTTTTAACATTGAACTATCAAAGTAAATGTTGTGCGCACATACAAGCGGGGCGGCGTTGGCATCCGCTAAAAATTCGTCCACAACCTCGGCAAACGGCACGCCCTCGGCAATTGCCCGTTCGGTTGTTATACCATGAATTGCGGTTGTTTCCGGGGGTATCTCGTAATTATCGGGTTTGATAATATAACTTTTTTCCTTATCGCCCAACGACCACGCCAATTGGACGACGTGCGGGAATTGCTCAAAATCCGCATCCCATTTCAAACCCTTTGCCGGAACCCCGGTTGTTTCACAATCAAAGAAACAAACATCTTTCAAATCAATTTTTTGCATAACCTTAAATATTAAATCGTTAATTACTGTTTTCGCTCTCATTGCGGTATTTATCCTGCTTTTTTTCCAATTCCAAAACGTCCCGGTTTTCGTCTATATACTTTTGGACGTCCCGGTTACAAAACGGTTTTCCGTCCAACCAAAGCAAATGCCAATACGGTACGTTTTCCATCGGTTGCCCCTTAAATTTACCTTGTGGCATCGGGGATTTGTCGTTTAATTCCATACTAAAAAAGTCTTTTTTGCCCGTCCTCGTTGGGGGTTTGTTCAACATATTTTGCCCGTGCAATCCAAACGCACCCGCACCGCAAACACTTTATCCGGCTGTAATGCTTTGGCGTGTATTCGTGGCGGATAATCCGCCAACCCGCCAACGGGTAATTTTTCCGTTTTCCGTTACACTTGCAAAACATATCTACAACGTTCGGGGGTCGTCAATAAATGTATTGTATTCCTCGGCGGCTATCTGTTTGAGCGTTTCGATATGTTCGATTAACTCGGCGTTCGACAAATCCGCCACGGTGCGCAAATCGTGGGAATATACCCCCGTTTCCTCGTTGACCCGTTCAACGTACATAATCGGGGAAAATTCCCGCAAACGTCGTTCGGTTTGTTCCTCTGTAAGACGTTCGCCCGCCTCCCAAATTGCGTGCTTAAACGTCGGTACAACATAGTTGAAATAATACCCTTTCAAAGCCTCGGACGAACCGGGGGACGCTACAATAAACCGGGCAATAATGCGGGAACCTTTCCAACCCTTGAAAAACTCGTTTAATTCCCCCATGTACATTGCCAACCCGCCGTTATTGTTTATTGTCCCCGTTGCTGTTATTTCTCGCTTTTTCATCGGCTATTAATTTTTTCATTGTCTTATTAAACGCTGTCATTCCGATTGTATGGATAACGTCCCGTTCCGCCCGTGATAACTTCGTTTCCCGCTTATCCAATACTTTTGCAAATGCAACAACAAATTCGCCCGGCTCCAACAATCCGGCATTGTGCAACCCGTCGATTGGGTGCGCTTTCAAACGCTCGGTTGCTTTCAATGCTTTGCGGGCTTTTTCCCGACTTTCCCATATTTCCCGAACCTCGGCGGCGGCGTTGTCATAAAACAACCGCATTTTCAGAACGTCGGCAATTGACAAATCAGCCACGGCGGTTGGTTGCTCTTTTTCCGGCTCCGGTTCCGTCGTAACGGGTGCAACCTTACCGTTATTCACTCCATAACCGAACAACGCAAAATCCCCCTTTGTTGGGTCGTCCGGGAATATCTCGGCGAAACGGTCGGTTATCTCAATGGCTGTTTGCAAATCCGGCGTCCGACGTTTTACAAGCCCCAACCGCAATGCCTGTTTATGTACGTGGGTATCTAATGGAATGATTAAATTACGGGGGTCGCAAATCGTCCACAATCCAAAGTCAACCGGGGAACCGTGGCGGCACATCCAACGCAAAAACATACATAAGCGTTTGCAACCGCTTTTCGTTTCCATATCCGGCACGCCCTTAACATCGCCGAAAAGACGTTGCAATTGCTCCAACGGACGCCCGCCCGGTTGCGCTTGCAATGCCTTTTCCATGTTCTCAAACTTACTATATACGTCAAACAAGCGGGCGCAAAGGTCGTGGAAATCGGCGTATGTAAACGTTCTATAAAAATTCTCTTTACTGCCTTTGTATTGCTTCCATTCCGGGGCGGCTCCCTGCGTATCGGTTCCAACAATGTAATGATACGGCGCACCCTTGAAAATTTCCCGGTCGATAAAATCCGCCTTTTGGATTATCTGTTTGCGGGAACCCCACGCAATCCACGCCGTAACAAATGCGCTAATCTCTATATTTACCCGGCTATCGTAACGGTGCGGGATTTGCACCGGGTCGGATTGGATAAACTCGGCGGTTTCGTATTGTTCCGCCCAACGTTTCAAATTATCGTTCAATGTATATGCCATTGTTTTAGATTTTAAGGGGACGGAAAGCCCGCCCCCGGTTATTATTCGTTTTCCGTGTATTCCTCAACTACTAAATCGGTTTGTCCCCGTTTTACTTCCTCTATGAAGCCTTGAAAGCCGTTTGCCTTTGCAATGTCTATAATCGCCTGCAAACGCTTTTCGCCTAAACTTTCGCCCCTCGCAATGCGGAACACCTTAACCGTCGGATTGCTTGCGATAATCAGTTTGGCGGCAACCTCCATAATTTGACTATCTGACACTTTCCCGGCAACGAACGGCACGCCGTTTAATTCTAACCCGTCGTCCGTGAACGAAAGCCCGGCAATCGGCAATTTGGATGTTGCAATAAGTGTTTCCCGTTCCTTTGCCAATGCGCCTAATTTGTCCTCAAACGTGCGGGCGGTTTTCTCGGCGGCTTCCTTTTGTTTCTTCTTTGCCATATAATCCACAACCAACGCATTGATACGGTTGTGTTCCTCGGCTTTTTTCAGTTGTTCCGCCGTGTCTAATTGTTCCGGGTTATTGGCTTCGTATTCCTCTAACCATTTGTCGGCATTCGCTTTGCGTTTCTCAAAATCGGCTTTTTCCGCCTCAATGGTTGCCAATGTTTCCTTTAATTCGGCATCAACGTTTTTACGGGACGTTTTCGCCTCTTTTTTGGCGTCCTCTAACCGTTTTTGCGCCTCGGCGATAATGCGGGCAACCTCTTTTTCCTCATTCGCTAAATTGGTATCAATAACCGCAACGGCTTTGTCGTGGTTATCGTTGGCGGCTTTAATACGTCCGGGGATTGCCGCCAATTGTTCAACCCTTTGTTGCCGGGTTTGGCGTACCGTTTTCGCTTTCTCAATCAACCGGGCATTCTCGTTTTGCTCTTCCATCAACGCCGTAATATCCTTTTTTTCGGCATACGTTTTGACGTCGCCGGGTTTCAATTGCTTTTCAGCGTTGGCGCAAATGGTTGTGTACGTCTTAACCTCGGCGTTGGCGTCCTTTCGTTTATCCTTAACGGTCGTAACCTCGGCGTCAATTTCTGCAATCCGGGTGCGCACCTTTTCCGGCAACAAAGCCTTTACAACCTCAATTTGTTTGCGGCGTCCCTCGGCGGTTTCACTCCAACGGGAAAACTCCACGGCGTCAAAATCTTGGTAGCCGAAAATCTTTTGCAGCATTGAAACGTTATCCGAACGCATCCCGGTTGTTTGGGATTTAATGGATAACGTCCCCCGTGGGTTGGCTTTGGTAAACTTTAATTCGACCTCGTAATTTTCGCCGTCGTTACCTACAACCATTTTTGCAAATCCTTTGTCCTCGCCATTTTTCAACACAGCGTCCCGGCTCCCGGTCAACATTGCGCCGATTGCTTTTAAAAGGGTTGATTTGCCTAACTCATTGTCCCCGATAATGAAATATACATTACCCTCAAAATCTGCGTTGAACTCTTTGATAACTTGAAAATTCAACAATTCCAATTTCTTAATATACATCGCTCTTTAAATTTATTTATTTCCCGGAAATCGCCGGGTCGTTATGTTCCCATTTATAACCGTTGTATGTTTTTCTTTTCCCGTTACATACCTGTAATATTACATACTTTTGCCAAGGAAAAACACACGCATCTAAAATATTATCAAAACATACAATATTACCTAATTTATCAATACGTTTAACGGGATATAATTTTGATACACGTTTAACGTTCTCAAATTTTAGGTTCTCGCCAATAGTACACCAACGTAAATTATTAACATGATTATTTAATTTATTCCCGTCGATATGGTCAACACATGGTTTATTGTCCGGGTTGGGAATGAACGCCAAAGCAACCAATCTATGAACCCGCATAACTTTTAAACCATTGATTTTTAATTTTACAGTCATATAGCCACCGTTCAAATAAGGCTTTATTTCCTTATCATTTTGCGTTATATTGCCATTTTCAGCAACGTAACAATCATATTCTATTAAGTATTTACCTTTTTTCATGCCGCAAATATATGTAAAATAATGGATATACCAAAACTTTTATTTTTTATTTTCGGTTATTTTTTTATTTTCCGCAATAACCGCCCTAAAATAACACATTTACCCACGCCGTCAAACTCAACTAACATATTGCCGTTGCGCCCTCTTATACATTTACCATCAGAACGACGAACCGCCCGGCACGGCATACGTCGCAATTCCGGGCGGGTCAATCGGTCGCCTAAATAGATATAATCCATTTCGTCCATATCAAAACAATTTCATTTGTGTATCGGTCAATACAGCAACGACCGCATCAACTTTGCGTTCCCAACTTTCCAACGTTGCCAATTTTTCCGGGGTTGGGTTCCGTTGGCAACGTCGTTGGTTGTGCCGCATCTGTTTTACCATTTCCGCCAAATCTTTTGCCGTTATTTTTTCGGGATTTTCGATTTGCGGGGCTTTTGTTTCGTCTGCCATATAAGCAACCATTTGAATAATTAAACGTCCCTACGGGCTTAAAATAAACGATTGTGCATTTGTTGGGGCAAATTTTCCAAAACCCAACGGGGGTTGTTTTGTAAAATGAACCGTCCAAAGTGCATTATTAACGTTGCGTCCGCATTCCACAACGCCGGGGTAATTTCCGGGTATAATTTCCCGGCAATATCCCGGAACCGTCGTTTGCGGTCTGCCTTTTCCTCCTTTTTCCCTTTTACTTTGATACGCAATTTAAGGTCGTTTTGCCACTTCATAGCATTAACCAAAACAAATGGTATTTCGGCGACGGTTATAATGGCTTTCAAATGTTCAAAGTTTTGCAACATCTTTTGAATGCGGTACAACTTACCCATGTTTGCCCCGGCATCCCCAACCGTTACGTCGTCCGGGCGAACGCTCAATTTTTCCAAAAAGATAATCGGTGTGCAAATCTCTTTGTAGTAATTGAATAAATCCCGAATATCGTTAATGTCTTTAGGCATCTTAATTGCCGTTGCGTTGTGGTTGGGTCGCCAAACCACAATACCCCCGGCGGCTCCGGGGTCAATCCCAATTATGCAATCTATTTTCATTAGAATAAATATTGTGTTATAGTATAACTTTTAATTCTTTCAATTGCTTTATTATAATAATCTATATCTAATTCACAACCCACAAATTGCAAATTTAATTGTTCTCTCTTATTAATTATATCTATCGCAATTGCAATACTCCCACTACCTAAATGTGTATCTAAAATCTTATAATCTTTTTCAGCATTACGCATAATAATCCATTCATATAACTCTATTGGTTTTTGTGTTGGGTGTATTTTATTTTGTTCTTTCATAACACTCAAAGACCAAATTTTTGCAGGTTTTTGAATTGAAGACCATGCGTATTCACACATTGCCAAAGAAAAATTTTCCGGTTGCTTTTTATCCCATATATAAAAGCCTTGTGATGGGGGTAAATCAAAATAATTGCCGCCCCATATTATTTGGTTTTTACTTACTCTAAATAATTCATCAAAATATTGTTTGCTTGGTATTTCATTATCCCAATCTTTTTTCTTGTGCATTTGCCTAATGGGGTTTTTACTAATACCAATACCATACGGCGGGTCAACAATAGCTAAATCAAAATATTTATCCGAATATCTTTTCATTAAATCTAAATTATTCTCATTCGTTATTTCTATATAGTCATTTATTTTCATACTCAAATTTTAAATAATGGTAAATATAAATTTCGTCCTTAATCATTCGGTCGAACGTGCGTTTAATCTCTTTGCGCCGGGCAACCTCAAAGGCTGTAAAATCAATTTCCGGGCTTTGGGTTCCTTGTTTCCGAACGTGGTAAATTGTAAATTCATTTACGAACCCACGGGCGGCACGTGCCAAAAATCGGTTATACGCTTCTTTCCGGTCGTTCTCGGTTTCTTTCACTTCATCCGCTAACCGAACGCCCAACAACCAATTATAAACAAACATTTCGTCGGTCAATCCAAACACTAAACGCCCGGTATATTTATACCGCAAAAAACACATTAAACAAGTCATAACCGATTGATTGCGATAATACCGAATTTGCTCCGGGCTTAACTCCTTTTTCGGTTCCGGCAACGCTGTATATGCTTTTCCGATAACTTGGTTTTGTTTCCGGCAATATGCGTTCAATACCTTTGCGAAATAATCGGCGTTGAATTGTTGGTAATGTTTCCGTTCGGCGTTGCCGTCCCTATCCTTTGGCAAATAGTCGTCCAATTCTCCGGTAATCAGCAATTCAAACGCTAATTTAACCTCGGACAATGTTAATTGCGAATAATAGCGTTTTAGCAAATCCAACAACCGGGTACAAATATACGTCCAATCGTCCCGGTTTTCCGTGGGAATGATAAACCCCACGTCCATTGCGATAAACCGAAACATTTGCCCGGTTTTAGCAATCAACGTTTCGTCGTCAATCTCGGCAATCTGTTTTTTTGTGGACGCCACGAAAATATACTTTTCGACCGGGGTTAATGCTTTGGCAACCTCCGGTAACTCAACCATCGCCCGGCGAACGTCAATTGCTTTTGCCGTTCCGCTATAAAGCAAAACGGCGGCGGATTGTCGTTTTTCGGGCAACGTTTGTGGCAATCTGTTTGTCTTTTCGGGTAATGCTTCCATGTTAATAATCATCTTTCAAATACTCAATAGCCCCGGCAACGTTCAATCTTTGCGTTGGGGCTTTGTATTCGGGTTTCAAATGCAACTTTTTCTTTTCGACGTCCCCCCGTATGAAATTGCGGACGGTCGCCAACCAACCGTTTTTAGTGCGCTTCATATTCTTTTGGTCGCTCCAATCGCTAACCGAATGAAAGTAATAAACCAAATCGACCTTTTCAAATTCCGGTGTCGCAAACTTACTTTCAAACTCTGAATAATCCACGCCAACGCCGTTTTCAAATTTAACCATTTTGTAAACGTCGGAATTACGGAATAACGTTTTTTTCTCCTTTGGTTCCTCAACCTTTTGTTCTTCCGGGAATAATTCCCCGACAACATTGTTGTTGGGGGTATTCTCATTATCATTTATTGTATTATCTATATTATTACTATTATACCCTAAACTTTCGTTTAGGGGTACCCCTAAACTTTCGTTTATGGGGGGCATCAACTTTTGTTTAGGGGTATCAACTCCGGTTAATATCCTTGCTGCCTTTTCGGTAAATGTTAGTAACTCGTAATTTTCACCAAAACAATACAGAGTTTTGTTATACAATTCGCAATTAGGATGTTTTTGTAAAATTCCGGCTTTAATCAAATTATCAATACGCTTTATCATGCCTTGACTTGTCTTTATATTCAATAACGGCATTGCTTCCAATATTAACTTGTGGGAAATCCAAAAATATATTCCCTCCGGGGTGTGCATCTTAACGCAACTTGCACAATTGGCGAAATCTTTTATAAAATCAAAAATCGCCAAATCTATTAAATCTAAATCTAAACCGCTATTAACGGCGGCATATTGGTTTATTAATATCGTGTATTTCATAATATTGATATTTTATAAACATCCGGTTCTGCTACGGGCTGAACTGATTTTATTAATAATCCTTTTTCGCATAACCATTTAAGGCAATCAATTACAGTGCTTTTGTTTATCCCTAAACATTTGGATAAATACAAAATACCCTTTGAATACTCGCCATATCTAACACAATAGGCGTGTATCATTGCATACAACATTAACTTATTACCTTTCAAATGCAATTCGTTAATCCATTTGTTTTTTATAATAAAATCCATAATTAAAATATAAAAGCCCGCAATCCGGGCTACCACACACCGGAAAACGGGCTTTGCGCTAAATAAATTAGCAATACTTTGCAAACGGTGGTAGTCGTTTGTTTTATCGACGCAAATATAGCATTTTTTATTCATTATCCAATTGCTTTGCAGGTTCCCACGCTTTGCGTACTTTCAAAACATTGTCGGCACTCTCATTGGGAACCAACGACACAACGGGAAAACGGGAACGGTCGCCCGGTTTTTGCGTCGTGGCAAATTGTACATTCAAATCAAAGATAATGCCTTTGCAAAATCCCCGTTCCGCTAACATACCGTCGAACGTTTCCCGAATTTGCGGGATTGTGGACGCCGTACCCTTTGTTGCGAATTGCCAAACCCCGGCAACCCCACGAACCAAAGGAACAATAAAGTTTAGCGTTAATGTAACCTCCCAACCGTCGCAATCCGGTTGGCGGCTCTTTTTATTCGGGTAACGCTTCGTTATTGACTGCATTAAATTTGGGTACTTTTCCGTTGTCAACGTTTCGTATTTCTTTCCGTCCCATACTTGGAACGTGTCGCCATCGCCCGCCGCAATCAATCGCCCGTCGTCGTCCCGGTATTCGTAACGTTCGTTACATACTTTTGCCGGGTCGTCGTCCGGGAAAACAATTTGTATTGTTTGCGGCTTTTCGCCGTATGCTTGCGTAAATAATCCGGCATACTTTCCCGTTGGTATGAAGTAATCAACGCTTTGCGGATAACCGTTTGCGTTTTTCATACCGATTTTTATTTGACCAACACGGGGCAATATCAAACGGGATTTTTCCGCCTCCGGTCTAACAATTCTACCTTTTATATTTCCATTCATAACCTTTATGTTTTTTGCGTAATCCTTTGCAACATCTTACTATTAGCGAATTATTAAAACCGTCCCTTTCTGCCAAATTTATAGATTGGTATTCTTTAATAACAACGCCATTTTTAAGCATTAAAACCGCTTTTGATAAGTGGTTATTGGCTCCAAATTTACCCGTCATTGGCTTACTTGCGCTTTTAGATTGCCGTTGTTTTGTAATCGGATTATTGTTATTTTCCGAATGTGTAACCCAACGCAAATTATCCACATGGTTATTAAACGGGTTCCCGTCGATATGGTCGATACAAGGTTTATTTCGTGGATTATCAATATATGTTTCGGCAACTAATCTATGAACATAGATAGTACATTTTATACCAAAATTATAAAGACAAACACACAAATAACCCTTACGCAAAAACGGCTTTAATTCTTTCCCCGTTATTTTAGAGAAAACAACGCCGTTTTTGTTTATCAAATAGCAATCAAATCTTTTTATCGTTTTCATATTTCGGGGTCGTCGTTCAACAATCTTTTCTTATTCTCGTTTTTGGGCTTTTTGGGCGCATTTGCGGGCTTTTGTTCCTTTTCCGGTGCAACCGTCCGTTTTGCCGTCTTTCGCCCCGTGGCGGGCTTCTTTTCCGTCTCCTTTGTCTTTTTCCCGGTGCGTTTCACAATCTTTGTTTTCTTAATCTCCGGTTCCGACGTTTGTTCCGGGGCAACCGCATCCGCTTTGACGGTATCGGCGGCGTCCGTGGTTTCGTCCGGGGTCGCCTCTTTGGGGGCTTTCGTTTTAATCAATTCCGCCAAAGACAACGATATTACATTTTGGGACAAATCCGGGGCGTCGTCCAATACAACCATACCATTAACCGCCGTAAACGTGTTGTCCCGCTTTTCGTCCTCAATGGCGGCAATCTCCAACAGATAGGGGATTTTCCGTATATTGGGGCTTTCGGTTTGCTCTTTAAGATTGTACGACGGTTTTTTGCGCCAATCTTTCGGGCTGAAATTGAAAATACGGGTAACGGGGAATTGCTCAAAATTGACGTTCCACATATCCCGGTACATTCCTAATTGTATTTCGCTTTCCTCGTAAAAACCTTTTCGCCCGCTTTTGAAATCGACGATTGCGTTAATACGGTCGTCGCTCCCAATCTTTGCCCGCATCGTACACGGGCAATCAATCATTCCGGCATACTTGTAATACGGGTGTACCAACGCAATTTCCACGGCTAACGGTCTAACATCATAATCCAATACAAATTGCGCAAATGCCAATACGTCCTTTTTTAAGTCGTCGGCGTAATATATGAAATCGTCCGGCAATCGGTAAACCTCAATATATTCTTTTAGTTTGCCTTTCAGTCCGTCCAAATCATACGCCCGGTTAATCAATAATTCCTCAAATGCGGCGTGCATAAACGTTCCATACGCCGCCCGTTCGCCTTTGTATCGCTCGGCTTCCTCAATGCCTTTGTTCGCAATCCAATTGATTAAATGCGGGGCTTTGGGTAATGTTTGGGACAACACGGTTGTAACAGACGGGAAAAACTCCGGGTTCCCGGCATCGTCGTAACGGTAATAATACCTGTGTCCCTTACTGTTTAACTGCCAAACCTTATACGGCGGTTCAATCAACGTTTTTTCGTCGAAAAACATTGCCGTCATTTCCTCAACCGTCATGCCCGGTATTATCTCAAACACTCCGGTTGGTTGTTCCGGTTGAACCTCAACGAACGGGGGAATAATCGTTTGTTGTTCCTCGTTAATATCGGGGAACATATCCGGGGCAACATTGCCAACGGTTCCCGCAACCTCTTTTACCGGGTCGCCCGGTTTATCGCTCTTTTTCGCTCTCATTTTTTATACTTTTTATATTCTGAAATACCACATAAAACCATTGCGGCGCACATTGCCGCAAAAATCAATTGCCACGGGTTCCAAAAAGAACCAACTAAACAACATAACCCCAATACGCCGAATACGACAATTAAGGCTTTTGCCTGCCATAAATCCGAAAACATGGTATCGGCGGCTGCTTCCAACCATGTAACAAATTTACTTTTCATCGTTTCCGCCCTCCATACCAAACAGATAATCCGCCGTACAATCCAACATTTCGCAAAGGATAACGACCCATTCCGGGACAATCCGTTTGGTCGTGCCGTTACATAAATTCGTCATATTTACCTGTTGTGCGCTTTCGCTTGCACCCTCAAAAAGACGGGCGGCAATGTCTTTTTTCAAAACCTTTTTTCCGTTCGCCTCGGAACGGGCGATTGCTTCGTTTACTCTTAATCTCAATGCCATAACTTTAATTTTTATTGTTAATAACTCGGTTCGTTACTCTCTTTGTGTCCGCAATGCGTACACGTTGTTTCCTCCCAAATTGGGGTATATTCCGGGGGCGTAATATATCCGTCCCCGCCTGTTTGCTTATATTCGCCGTCCGTAACCTCCATTTCGCCGCCACACTCCGGGCAATCCCCGTCGCCAATCAACACACATTCCAATAATGCGTCCAAATGTACCGATTTTACAACGTCGATACCGATTGCACGTATAACCCCGGCAATCTCAACAACGGTAATATCCCGTTCGTAACAATCGGAAATCGGGCAACCCCAATTGTCCGGCGTTTCCTCAATTATTTTTTTATTGAGTAATTCCGAAACGATAATGTCGGATACCTGTTTGGCGGGTTTCCCGGAAAAGGTCGCCAACTCGTTTAATTCTTTGCTCTCTTTTACTTTCATATCGTTGCCGGGTATTCCCCCCGGTGGGTTTTGTTTCTGCAAATGTAGAAAGAATTTTTTAATTACCAAAAATATAATCTTTGTTTATCAAATTGATTTTTACCGGGACGTTGGATAATCGGATTTTTAACCTACCTTTGCAATACCGCATTACCAAATATCGCTCTCGGTTACTGCGTACCGCCCCCGGTCGTCCTTATGGATTGCCGGGGGTATCTCTTTTTAGCCTCTCAACGTAAACGTTCCGGTATATATCCCCGTAAAATCCCGTTGCCTCTGTTATCCGGTCGATTGTCTGCAAATCATATTCCCCGAAAACAACGTATTCGTATTCCGTCAACTCGGCGTCGTTCAATGCAAACTCAAACGTAATGTCAACGTATTTGTCGCCGACCCGGTTAAATGCGTGGTCGATTGGTATTAAAGTATGCGTTTTACCCTCGCAATACAATACGTCGTCCGGGAACAATTGGCAAAGCAAATGCGCATTACGATAACATTGTTGCGGTTGGGGTTTCAGAACGCCCCGGATAATTTCCAATTCGTAAGGATTAAACACGTCCGCCGCCCGGACAACCTCAACACGTTTTGCAACGGCGATTGTATCGGCGAAATATTACCTTTGTTTTGGGTTCAATCCCAATTGCAGAAACGCCCGCATTTCCTCAATAATTACGCTTTCCATATCTCAACACTTTGTAAACCCCTTAAATGCCAAATGGAAAACATCGTATTGTTTCCCGGTAACATAAAATTCAATCATTCGACTATCGTTGCCGACGTCGTTTATTGCAATGGTCGGGTACGGTTCCCCCGGCAATTGGTTAAAATCGTCCTCAATTTCCCGGTATCCGTCCGGGAACTCCGAACGGTCGGCGGAAAAATAGCGGGTTAAACTCTCTTTTATCCGGGTCAATATATCGTCCCCGTTTGGCTCAAAAGCCGCTTTTATTTTTTCCTGTCGTCTTAACGCCCAACGCATCGGTATTTGTTTTAATAGGTTCATAATTCCCCGCCCGTCCTTTACGGTTTTTCCTGTAAACCAACCGGAATACGGGTATAATGTAACCGGGGAACCCCGGAAAGTAAATTGTAAGGTCGTGGCGTTTATCTCGGTTACGGGATACCCCAACGCCTCCAACCGGGTACGGGCGTATTCGACCCGTTCCGGTTGTAATTCTTGTTGTCGCTCTCTGTTACGGCTCATTGTTCGCCCTCCTTAATCACTTTGCAATATTTATAATATTGGTCGTGGCAACTCTCAATTTGGCACTTCAACCCAATATCGTTGCCGTCTAACAATAGGTTCAACACGTCGCCGGGATTGTGCCGGGTATATAACAGAAACAACCCGCCGTTCGCCTTTTGGATAATATCGTACATCGCTTGCGATAACCGATAACGTTTTATTTTATTCATCTTTTGCGGCTTTTAGATAGTTGTTATAACACGTTTTCCCAACCGGAAAACAACCCTGCGAATTATCGCCCAAATCAACGTCGCAATCTGTAATAAAACCGTCGATTGCCAATTGTACCAACTTTTGCGTTGCGGGCTTTGTAGGTCGTCCACAAATCAAACAACTTTCCGTATGTTCGTTATGGGTTTCCATATACGCCCAATATCCCGCCGACGTTCTCAATACGTCCAAATCTGCCTTTTTCATCGCTCTAAATAGTTACGCCGGGGGATTGCGCCCCCGGCTTGGTTTTACAAAAATTTAATACCGCTTTTCTTTTCCGGGTCGTTCACTATTCCGTAAAATTCCCCGGTATGTCCCAACGACGAAAAACCGCCGTTGCGAAACATAAACCGCCCTTTGTCGGCGAACTCCAAAACGTAATAATCGTTTTCTTTGTCGTAATCAATCCGGGCAACCGTCGTGGCTTTTGCTTTACCGTCTGTCAGAACCTCAACCCGGCGACCAACCGCCGACAAATATAAATCAACGCCCTTTTCAATTGCGGCGTCTGTTTCCGCCATTGCCCCGGCGTAATCGCCGTTAAACATTTCGTTCATTTTTTCCAATGCCTCGGCGGGTAATATTGATAAATCAACTTTCAATTCCGCCCGTTCCATTATTTCCGCTTTTGTTAACATAGCCTTATTTTTTAATCTCGTAAATACTCAATGAATTTTCGCACAATACCAAAGTCGGGAACTTGGTTTTATTCAAATAACAAAGGTTATCCAAATCCGCCCGACTTGTATAAAACCACAACCCAAACTTTTTGCCGATAAAATGCAAATCGTTAACCCCGGTTTCCCGGTACTTTTCATCCATTAATTGTTGACTGTAAACGATACTTGAAAATTCAACCTTTCCGTCTAATTTGGTTGCAATCTCGGCAATA